TTCGACCAACCCAACATCAAGTGTGGCATATATGCTGATCTACAGAGATGGATCACTGGATCACGTGATGACATCCGATGGAAACAGTTATAGGGTCTTGGTACTGCTGGCGTCCAACTGATAAACCCGACGCATCTTTACACCCACTGATTGGGCGAACTTCTTGGAATCACATTTACTACACACGTGTTTGTAGTCGTTTGACGCACGATCTGGATCCACCTTGCTCTTGGGCCTCATGAACGTCTCTGAACAGGAATCACACTTGAAAACATAGATCAGTTTCTTCCTGTGGTAGTTGTGCATGGTACCCAGTTTGCTCTCCCTCTTGTACAACTTCATCGTCTTTAGGGTTTCTATGAACATATTACTATTTAATAAATACGAATAACACATTATGGCAAGATTAACGATAGACACAGGAACAGCGGGAAATCCAGCAACGGGAGATACCCTACGTACCGCCATGACCAAGGTCAACAGCAATTTCGCTGAGTTGGCGGGTGACTTACAGATGTCAGGCAACACTTTATTAAGTGCTGACACAAACGGAAACATAATTCTAGATCCAAATGGTACAGGACAGGTACAGATAGAAGCAGACAGGCTTGTGATCAAGACCACGAAAACCGCCACCGCGGTGGGAAACACGGGTGATGTGGCTGGTTCAATCAGTTGGGACGCAACAAATTTATATGTATGCACTGCGAACTATGATGGTTCAACAGTGATATGGAAAAAGATCACACTAGCGAGTATCTAACATGGCCCAGGAAGTAATCAACATCGGTGCAATAGCAGATGATGGTACAGGTGATACCATCAGGGGTGCGGGCATCAAGATCAACGCCAACTTCACGGAGTTGTACGCCACCAGTTCAGCATCGTCACAGATCCACTTCATAGGCAACAACATCAGTTCAACTCTATCCAATTCAGACATAGCACTCGGTGGTAACGGTACAGGCTCTGTCAAGATATCAGACCTCACCATAGACGGTTCGATCAGGATGTCAGACAACCAGATAAGGACCAACACCTCCAACGCGGATCTAGTGCTTACAGCGTCAGGGACAGGCACGATACAGACATCAGTGGCGGACATAAACGGAGGTGCTATAGACGGCACAGTGATAGGTGCCAGCACGCCGGCGGCGGCCACATTCTCAACACTGAGTTACGACAACTCCGCACTGGTCATAGACGGAGTCACTGTCAATGACAACACGATATCGGCCAACGCATCCAACAGCGATCTTGAGTTGAGTGCAAGTGGGACAGGATACGTCAACATCAATGGCATATCATTTCCCAATTCAGGCGGAACAGCGGGCCAGGTGTTACAGACCGACGGCAATGGACAACTCTCTTTCTTCACATCACCTATCCTGTTTGACTCGACCTTGATAGATGACGGCACGGCGACCCTGTCGGGAGATTCGACCACACAGAACATAGATTCATTCAGCACATCAACGTACAGGAGTGCCAAATACCACATACAGATATCAGACACCACAGCAGACAGGTACAAACTGGTTGAAGCAAACGTTACACACGACGGTTCAACCGCATACATCAGCATCACAGGTGGTGCATCAAACGGTGCAGGAGACGGATCAACCATATACGATTCCGTAGATCTATCCGTGGACGTTTCAGGCGGCAACGTTAGGTTGCGAGGAACAGTAAATAACACTAACACACAGGTTGTGAAATTCGTGAGGAGAATAGTTAAAGTATAATGGCAAAGATTACGCTAAATGTAGGATCAAACGCAAACGACGGGACAGGCGACACTTTACGTAGCGCCATGCAGAACGTGAACACCATGTTCACCGAACTGTATGAATCTCCGTTGTTCTCCGGCAACATAACCGTGAGTGGCAACAACATTTCAGCCAACCGTAGCAATGATGACCTAGTGCTGGCACCAAGCGGAACAGGATCAGTGACCGCACCCAAGATTGTGATAGATGAAAACATCTCGATAACAGACAACGAGATCACAACGACGCAGTCCAACTCGGACCTGGTGCTTTCTGCATCTGGCACGGGCAGTGTGGTAGTAGCAAACGCAGACATAAATGGTGGAACGATAGACGATACCGTGATTGGTGGAACAACACCCGCCGCTGGAACGTTCACAACATTGACAGTGAACGGCTCCATGACCATGGATGGGGTGACCATCACAGACAATACAATATCAACCAACGCATCCAACGCCAATCTTGAATTGTCAGGCAATGGTTCAGGCACAGTGTCATTGAGTGGTTTCAAGTTCCCAACATCAGATGGGACCGCAAACCAATTATTGAAGACCGACGGCAGTGGGAACCTGGGTTTCGCCACAGCGGGTACTACATTGAATCACTCAGATATCAATGACAACAGCACAACGGTTGCCACATCGGCAACGACTGAGATTGACTCGTTTTCTTCTGCCACTTACAGGAGTGCCAAATACTTCATATCAATATCAGATACAACGAACAGCAGATTTGAGATAGTAGAAGCGAACCTGATACATGGTCCAAGTGCGGACAGCACTACAGAGGCCTATCTGACCGTTTTCGGTAACACCAGCTCTTATACAGATCCATTATGCACGTTCACGGCAGACATCGATGACGGCAATGTGAGACTGCTGGCAACAAACATATCCAGTGACAGCACAGTGTTCAAATTCCAGAGAACACTGATTGACCTATAATAATTACATTAGGTTTATAGAATTTACAATAAATACCTATAACAAAAAGGATTAATATAAAGTATGGCTAGACAGAACATCAACATCGGATCAAGTGCAAACGACGGCACGGGTGATCCGTTAAGAACAGCATTTGACAAGATCAACGACAACTTCGTGGAACTTTACGGTACGGACAACGACATCAACACCCTGGACGCAAACCTGGATGTGAACAACTTCGCGATAACCACAGGTGTAACAAATGGTAACGTGACCATCACACCAAACGGCACAGGAAACATCAATCTGGGTTCGATCACAGTAAATGGCAGTCAGATCAGTTCAAATGATTCCACACAGATCACACTAGCAGATAATATTCAGACAACAGGAACTATGAATGTCACAGGTGCGGCCACTCTGGCAACGAGCTTGACACTGGCGACAGGTGCAACCGTCACAGGTATCTTGGACGAGGACAACCTGGGCACAGACAGTGCAACACAATTGGCCACACAACAGTCAATCAAGGCATACGTTGACGCACAGGTGACGGCACAGGATCTAGACTTTGCCTGTGATGATTCAACAACTTTATCAATAGATCTAGATTCAGAGAGTTTACAGTTCTCTGGAGGTACGGGTATCACCACAGCAGGTACAGGTAACACTGTGACTGTGGCGATTGACGGGACAGTTACAACATTGACTGGTTCTCAGACATTAACAAATAAAGTTTTAACTTCGCCAACTATTAATGCGGCCACAATGACAGGCACGGTCACAGTTGACTCCATTTCTATGGCTGACAACACTATTACAACCAATGCCTCAAACGCCGACCTAGAACTGGATGCGTCAGGCACAGGAAGTGTGAGATTGATTGCACCCACAACGGCAGTTTCTACGCTGACCACAGCAGACATCACCACAACAGGAACACACACCATCACGGGTCAACTGGATGCAGAGGGTGTGAGGATCAAGGACAACACTGTCACAACATTGGCTTCAAATGCCAACCTTGAGTTATCGGCAAGCGGCACAGGTGTGGTTGACGTTCAAAGTGCCATGACAACTGTTGGACAAACAGTAACAGGTGACATAAATGTAACAGGTGCAGTAAGAGTTGACAACATCAAGATTGATGCTAATGCCATTGTTGCAACAAATAGTAACGGCGCAATATTGATCAATCCCAACGGTACAGGATCGATAACGCTTGGTGGTAACACAGTAAACGTTCCTTCGATCTTGAGTGCCCACACAACGTATATAGACAGAGAACTACTGATGGGACCAATAGCAAAAATTAAACCATCAGTCACAAACGATGACGTGATTATAGAATCAAACGGAACAGGATCTGTTGTTCTTGATCAAGTTTCTGTCACTGACAACAAGATCACCACACACGTTTCAAACGCTGACTTACAGATCGACACAGACGGAACAGGATTAATAGATTTCAGGACTCCAACACAGACAACAGTTGGAGCAGTAGGTGCCGCGACACACTTACCACTTGATTCTGCAAACGAGATAAGACCTGTGGGATATCTAAGGATCAAAATATCAGGTACTGAATACGTCATACCGTACTTTAACGCATCGTAATAGTAAAAACACAGTCTTTAAAAAGAATAAATGAGGAAACACAGCAACGGCCATAACAGGCACAAGTCTGCACATTCCGAGATCAAACGCTTGGAGGAGGCCATACGACGTGAGCAAGACAAGATCACACGTGAAGGCCTACGACAGCACCTGGAACACTGGATTCGTACACAGAATAATAGCCGGTAATCGCCAATAAATACCCGTGTAAGGAGTAAGATTAATGGCAACACCAGTGTGGTCTACCACTGCAGGTAAAATTGCAACCATAGACGAGCAAGTCGCGTACAATCTCCAATTGGAGGCCAATACCAGCGATTCTACGGCCATTACTTACTCCGTGATAGCAGGGAGCCTACCCGCAGGAATGCAGGTAACCACAGACGGGCTCTTGACAGGTACTCCGG